TCATTTTTTACTCCTTTTTTCAAGTTTTATAGCTCCATACATTATAAATACACTGCCAATTGTTATTAAAGTAGTCATTATGTTTATGTCGCCATTTAGTATAGCAAAAGAGCCATTTACAAATAGCCCTAAACCTATATTTTTAATTAATTCATACATTTTTGTATTTTAACACTAGAAAGCTTAAACTCTCTTTATTTTAAACAGCTTTAATGAGATGTTTTGTAAGCATACCTGAAGCACAATGAGCTTCTTGAAATCTATTGCATTAGCTATTTTTTCTTTTTGCTGCGACAACCAGCCATATTGTTCTCCTTTGTAATTATATAAAATAAATAATACATAATAAATAATATAAATCAAGAAATAGAACACTGATAGTAATGCTAGAGTATCTCTAGGCAGTGCTATAGCTTATCTTGGCATTAGCCCTAAGATTGGTTTAAGACTATCCTAGACTAAACTCTAGGTATCTTATAGTTTATCTTTAGCTATATCCTAATAATATATTATTTATTAAGTATTATGTAGTATTTCTTTAGGCATATACTAAGGCATATCTTATAGTATAGTCTTAAGTATATCCTTCCCTTCCCTCTCCCCATTATGTGCCACCCCCTAAAATAGGGCATTTGAAGGGGGTAATATTTTATGGAAAAATCAACATTTGAGAGTAATCAGAATTAATATAATCTTAAAAATATCTTAATAATACATAAAGTTTTTACATATTATTAAAATAAAGCGATTTAAGCCGTTTTAATACCTAAGGCACATTTGGTATGCCCTAAGGTGTCTTTAGCGATTTTAGAGCTAATTCTGAGCGTTTATGAGCATATCTTTTATTTTTAGTAATTCTTCTCTTACATTGTATAGTTCTTTACGAGTATCACAATATTCATCATCGCTTCTTTTATCTTTATATTTATTATTCCAAAGAACTTCCCAGTCTTTTATGAGATACTCATATTCTGTTAATACCTTTTCTAATCGTGTTTTTATACTTTCGGCGTATCTATCAATCTTTTGTTTATCCATAATTATAAGCTTCTCCTTTTAATTTAAAGTTTATAGAGCAATATAACATAAATCGGCTTAAAAAATAAATAAGCCCATAAACGGCTCATAAAGCCTTAGAAGCCCTTAGGGTATATAAGTATGCCATAAAGGATTTTTAGCTGTCTATGAGTGAGCTAGATAGGTTTATGAGCCTTTATACTAAATAACCTTAGCGTACCTGCTTGAGTTTTTATATTTTATATTATTTATATCTCTCATATACTCTATTATTAGCTCTTCATCAACTCTTCTTTGATAGTCGGCTACTAGTTTATTACTATCTATACTAGCTATCTTTACCCAATAAGCCACAGCCATAGATAGAGCGTCTAGCCTATCATCGTGCTTAAGACTTCCTTTATCTCTTGTTATACGGGTTAATTGATAAAATAGACTATACTCAAAAGCCTTAGGGTCATATGAACCATCTAAGTATGGTCTTAAGTCTTCTTTTACAACGCTATAGTCAAACACTAGTCTATGCTGGTTTAACACAGGCTCAAGCGTGTCTATTATACGCTTTTCTTTTTGTGTATTATGACTTACTTCTTCTACTCTACAGTTATGCACTGCTTGAAGTATAGGTTTAAAGAGTTCTGAATACATTCCATCGCCAAAGTTTTTTTCTATAAGGATTTCATTTACACTATTTTCTTTAGCAATCCTAGCTAATTCTAACAGTGTCTTTTCAGAATATCCACCACTAAGCCCTCCACTAGCAGTTACAAACATCTTACCGTGTAAGTGCTTTACTACAGCATATCCTGTTTCATCTTTACCACGACCACTAGGGTCTATAGCCATAACTGAGCCTGTATAAGGTGCAAATGCTGTATCACAAAACAGAGGATAAAACCACCTGTCACCCTCAAAACCTATCAAAGGTAAGTCTTTAATCTGTTGAGCTGGGCTACTGCCATAGCTTATAGATACTGGTGCTTTATCTTTTAATAGGTTTGTTACTACAATATCCCCTGTTTTTAAAGGATATTTCTCACTATCGCTTAGGCTAGTATCTAGCATAAATTGAAGTGCATACCCGCTCTTGCCGTAGCTTAGCCTACGCTCCTCTAAATCATTAGATGTAAATCTTTTAGGATCCGTTGGTGTTCCTGCTGGAATACCTTGCTCCATACTTTTAATTATTGTTTCAGCCAAAGCACCATTATAAGTATCTACCACAGGCACTTCAGCAGTCCATATCTTACAATCAAAGCCTGTTTTTCTGAGCTTATTATAGATACTCTCCTCTGTTTGAGGGGTGCCTAGGTATATTATCTGACTTTCAGGCTTTGGCGTAAGGATAGCTTCAAACTCTTTTACAGCCTTTAAAAGCTTCTCTCTTAAATCAGCCGTAGCAGAGTTATTAGGTGCTTCAACATCATCGGCGACTATGATGTCTGCCCTACTTCCTGTAAGCATTGAAGTTATACCTAGTGATTTAACGCTAGGACTATGACTAGCTCTAGCTGGGGCAACATCAAAAGCAACCTTTTACTGTCTTTGGTCGCTTGTAGGCATTAAATGTTGTAACAAAGGTATTTCGCTGATAAGCCTTTGGGTGAATGTAGAGAAGTCATCTGCTCTTTGTTTTGATGCTGAAACAACTAATATCTTAACTTGTGGGTCGCGCCAAAGTTGCCAACATACAAATGCTGATGTTATCCAGCTTTTCCCCACTCCACGAAAACCTTCAATAATCTTTCTTTTTATCCCTTGTTCTTGTAAATAGTTTGCTATTTGAAACTGCACAGGTTTTGGTGTAGGAAGTCTTAAATGCTTCCACACAATATATAAAAAGAGCTTAAAATCGTCCTTTGCTCTTTGTATGTCATTGTTCATTTTCATCATACTCCATTAAGTCTATTATATCCCCATTTTTTGATAAGTTTGGCAATGCAGGTAGAGTTTTAGCTATCTCTGATAAGACTTCATTAGGGTCTTTATTCATAGGGATATCTCTAAGCGTAAAACCATTATCTTTTAAAAGAGTTATGGCATTTCTGACATCTTTACTATCTGCGCTGCTACTCTTTAGTTTTTCTAAAACATTTTCTAAAGTGCAAGACATAAGGTCTATAAAGAGCTCTTCAACTATTTTATACTTGTCTTTATTAGGCATTTTGTAAGCTTCTTATCATTTTTTCTACACGCTTAGGTGTCTGTTTATACCATAAAGACTGCTTTAAGTTAGCTTTATGTTTTTCGCTACGCTCAAACTTAAAGCTGAGAGTTTTTTATTAATTTGACAAGGCACCCCCTGTTCGCACGCAGTCGCAGGCTCCTGCGCGCTCATTGTGGCGCTTGGGGCGCCATAATTAAATAAATTTATATCAGTATTTAAGTTATTCATTTTAAAAAACTTCTATTGTAATAGTAAGTATTGAATTTACAAATTCTTTTTTAGTAGTAGAAAAAAGATATTTTAAAAGCCAAATATCTTTTAATAGTGGAACGCCAGAAGTATAAGTAATTTCATTTTCTTGATTAATGCCGCTTAGAACAAGGATATCGCCTTTTTTAAGTTTATAAGTTGATTTTAACTCTTTTTTGCTTGTAGTAGGTGTCAAAGTATCAGAATTGCTTAGTAAATTTTCAAAGATTAGATGAATATCAACGTCAATGTTGTCATTTATAATGATAGGCTTTAAAGTAAGCTTTAAGCCGACATCTTTATAGCTATAATTGCTTTGTTGCTGAGTTTGAGCATTTGTGATATTTGTAGAAGTAGTAAGATATGGAATTGTCTTAACATTGCTAAAAAATACTTCTGTATTATTTTTAGCAACTAAAAAAGGGCTAGATTTTATTTTAGTGATATTATTTGTATCAAGAAAATTCAAAACACCATAAAATTGATTTGATTTATTTGTTACATTAGTATTTTGAGTATAAGGAACAGTTATAAGATTAAAAAAATACCTAAAATCAGAACTATCAACACCTTTTATAAGTGAATTTATCTCTGTGCCACGACTTTTTAAATCACTTAAATTTGTTTCAAGTATAGTTACTTTAAAATTAACCTGTTTTGCTACTTTATTATCAAAATTATCTGAATATGAAAGTATTTCAGAATAAATTTTATCAGTACTTTTAAAAACGACTGCGTTATCTTGACTTATGTATGTAGAGTTTTTATCGTATTGATTTAGCATAGCATCAATCTCCTTATGGCTATTATTTTTAAGTTTTATGTAATAAAGATTTTCTGGCTCCTCTTCTTTGTTGGTTGCGTTTTCATCGATTATAATAGGCTTATCGACGTAATAAAAAGAGCCTAGTTTTAAAAAGCGTAATCCTTGAAGCTCAACCATCTTTTTAAATATTTGCAAACTGATATTAGTTGTTTCTTTTGGAGTAAAAAAGTAAAAATCAAGCGGATTTATATCGCCACTTATCAAAATTTCGCTTTGTGTAGAGCTAGATACGATATTTGCAAATTCTAAAAGGTTATTTTTGATTTGATCTGCTTGTATTGTTAGAGCCAAAGCTACTAAAAAGGCTATTATCTTTTTCATCGGTATTTCCTTTATCATTAAATTTGATATTAAGAATTTTAAAAACGTCATCTTTTAAAAAATAGATAGACGTTTCAACATTTGAAATATTGTATTTTTTAGTTTCATACAAAATTTCAGTCTGATTTAGAAGAAATTTGATAGCTCGTTTATCAAATTTATCGTTTGAATTTGGAAACGAGCAAATTAAATTTATACAATTAATCTCATAGTAAAATATTTCTGAAGTATTGATTTTTTTAGTAATTTGACCAAAAGTATTATTTTTAGTAATAGGTAATTCTATAGTATTTTGGATATTTGAATTTTGTATATCTTTTTTAGGAGTATCTGGAGTGATAGAGTTTACAAAAATAGCAAATGCAACAATACAAAAACCAAATATTATAAGAGAGATAAAAAGGTATTTTTAACAAAGCTTGTTCCTAGTCCGTTTTGTCCAGAATGATATAAATTAAATATTTCTTGATTAAAATCTATATGAAAAGTTTTAATAATGTCTTTTTGATAAAGTTTGTAATTTGAGTATTGTATATATCTAAATTTCTTTGAAAAGAAGCGTTTAGAGCTATCAACAGCCCTATAAAAAAACTCAGCTATTCTTTTGTATTCGTTATTTACAAGGCTTAAATCTTGAGTGATAAAATATAATTCTTGGTATAAATGGCGATGATAAGTAAGCCACCAAATAAGGACTTCGTTTTCTTTTTCATTAAAAAAGTTGTGTATTTCATCTATAACAAATATAGCATTTAGTAAATTCAGTTGTTTTGCAGTTTTGATAAGTTCTTCATCAGTAGCTTTTTCAAATTTGTATCTGTTAAAAAGTATAGTTAGATTAGATAATATATTTTCAAAGTCAAAAGGAATAATCTTATCTGATTTATCAAATTTAAACTCATTTATATTTGTATAAGCAATATCATAAGTTTTAGTAACTTTTGGCTTTATAAATCGTTTTAAAAAGGCTTTTGGCTCTTTAGTTTGTTTTATGAAGCTATCCCAAAGAATATAAACGCCATAATAGCTCTTACCGCTTCCAGGATTACCAACTATATAGTGGATAGCCATTATTTGACCTATGATAATTTTGATATAACAAGAGATAAAATGCTTTCACGCATAAACAAAAGTCCTCTAACGGCATATTTTGATGCGATGAAAGAAAAGAAAAAATAACAAAAGCATCATAAAAAGCATTTACAAACCCAAGGCTAGACAATATATCAACAAAATAACCGACTATTCCACCGCTATTAATCATTTCATTAATATAATCAATAATATTATTAACATTGTGATAAAAAAATAAAATAATGTCTAAAAGAAATTTAACGTAAGTTAAAAACAAGCCAAAAATAATACCATTGATAGTAAGAACAGCTAAAAAAGCAGAAATTGAAGTTATTTTACTAAATAAATATGTTATAACAAAACCTATTAAACCAAACAAATATCCGATTACTTGAAGCATGTTTAAGTCCTAAATGAAAAATAACAATATAAATCTATATATAACGCTTAAGAACATATAGCTAAACAATAAGAAAAAATAGCATACGTTAAAGGTTTAACATCAACCATTAATTTACAGACATCAAAATTAATATTAGGAACATTAGATATTTTTAAATCTAAAGTTTTTGGACAACTAGTTACGACGGTTTTTTTATTTATAGAATTAACACCGCCACCTAAAACATCTATAAGACTTAAATAATTTTCTTTAAAACTTTGTAAACTATCAGAAACAGTTTTAATACCTTCAGAGAATTTATTATTTATTTCTTCGAGTTTATAACTATATTCTTTTAAAGTTCCGCTATAATCTACAGGTTTACCCAGAATATCATCAGCAGAAGGACTACCGCCACCAGGATTATTATTATCAGGATTTTTTGGTTTATCATCTGGTTTCGGATCTGAACCGTCTGGTTTTCCCGGATCTGTTGTAACGCTACCGCTACCGCCTGGAACTGGTTTAGGATCTGTTATATCGCCACCACTTGAACCGCCACCTGGTTTTATAGGTTTATCAGGATTTGCTGGTTCTGTAGGCTTATCAGGATTTTTTGGTTCCGTAGGTTTATCATCAAAAACGTTATCAGGTGTTCTTATCTGAGTACCATTATCACAATTAGCATAATTAGAACCTTTATTATCTCCAACAAAAGCACCGCTATTTGAAAAGGAAGAACCTGAAAAACTACAAAGACACTTATACAAATCATTATAATTTTTAGAAGTAGAGCAATCAGCACAAGTCCCGTCAGAAAAACATATCTTAATAACTCCGTTTTTAAAGTCATATTTAGTACAATCAGTATAACACATACCAGAAGAATTAAGCTTATCACCCTCATTGCAAATTTTACAAGTTTTAGTATCAGGATCAAAAGTACCACCATCAGGACAAGTATAATATCTATTAGTATACATCATATGCAATGTAAGCCTAATAGCTTCTTGATTTCCAACATATTTATCATCGCAATTATAATTAGTTGTTTCAGGAGTAACTTCATAGTATTCAATATAAGAAAAATTAGAATAATTTCCATAACGACCTTTAACAATGGCTTTACCGTTTAAAGAAAGATACTCAGAAAATTTAGGTTCACATGTTTTATAAACATAATTAACCTGGTGAGGATAAATGGAATTAACGTCAAAATATTTATCCCCTAATACAAAATAGCCACGATAATATTTGCCCTCTGTTTTATCAGGAATTATATAAGATTCAGTAGAGGGAGATGTAGAACCAATAGGCAAATAAATTGCGCAATAAGCAAAATTTACAAATAAAAAAGAGAAAATAATTATTTTAAAAATAGACTTCATACCATTTACTTTATAATTTTATTTGTAAAAATAGTAAAAACAAGCAAAAATAGGAATGCAAGATAAAGTAAAGTAAATAAAAATAGTAAAGAAATAATCAAAACTTGGTACACTAGTTATTTCAAGCATTATTTATCCCTTTAAATTTGATATTATTAAAAAGGTTACAAGCATTACACAAAAACCGCATAAAATAGCAGTTTGAGCCATAAGAAAATGATATTCATTTAAAGGCAAATTTGTAAGATTATGTATATCCATTTTTGAAGCCTTTTATTCTTTATTGAAAACGGAAAAAGCAAATAAAGTAGATTTAACAATAAAACAAGCAACGATAAGAACTCCAAAGTAAGAATTTATAAAAATAGCTAGTTTTGTAAAATCAATATCCATTTTATTTACCTTTTTTAAGACTGACACCCTGCGGTTGTCTGCTGAAATTCGCCTTAGTTGTTATTTCAGGGAGAAACAAATTAGGGCGAATTTCCAGCTTGAAATTTGGAATTATCTTCCAAAAAGAGAAAGAGCTTTTTTAGCAGCCCACATACCAGAAACACCGACAATAACAAGCCCAAAAACAGACATAAAAGGACCTAAATCAAGAGAACCGCTAACTTTACCAGTGGCGTCATCTATTGTTACGGCAGCACTTGCAAGGCTAGATAAACTCATAAGACCAAAAAAAACCGGTTATTACCTTAGTTTTAAGATTTTTCATCTTAAACTCCTTAAAAAATATTTGAGATTAAATCTCTATCAAACCCATAAAAAGGGGCTTTGTAGAAATTTACTTTTTAACTTCTTTTAACTTTTCATCTAAACCTTTAATATCAATAACCAAAACTTCAAAAGTTCCATCATTTTTACGGATAGGAATATCACCATTAATATAAATAGGAGAATTTGAAATTAAAGAAGTTTGTATTAGATTTGCGATTTGTCCTGCTTTGGTATCAGTTTCACAATTGATTTTAAAACAAAGTTGCCTATCGTAACTATTTGCAAAGCCTGTTTTTTCATTCTCAGTAGTAGCTTGGTATATGTTTGTAGCAAAAATACGAACACTTGGACCATATTCTATTACTTCACCACTATCATTTTTCATACTTCCGCTAGAAGTGGCTTTGACAAAGCCTTTTGTGACTTCGTAACTTATGCTGTATTGTTGTTGAATAATCACGGTAAATCCTTTAAATTTTATTTTTCGGTATAAATTAGGGCTAGAGATCTACCGATAAAAAACTAGCCCAAGCAGTTTAAAGCCTTACTTAGGGCTGGTTAATATCGCTTAACCAAACGCGAAAGGAAATTACCAAAAAACGGCTTATTCTCATCTCTTTACTCTGACTGCGTTTTTTTGGTTGGTTTGTAAAAATTTCATATTTATGATAGAATTTAACAAATATGAAATATATTCAAATATCACAATGAAATTATTTCATAAATAAGCTTAATTTAAAATAAAATAATGAAAAGTTTTCATATAATGGTAAATAAAACAGAATTAGCAAAAGAGCTACAAATAGAGATTAGAACACTGTATAACTGGGAGAAAAATAGACCAGCATTATATAAATTTTTAATAAAAAATTTTCAAAAAGAAAATGAAAGTAATTCAAAAATAAAAGAATTAAATGAATATTTTTCAAGATTAAGCGAAAAAGAACAAGAATTTTATATATCCGATATCAAAACAAGACTACTAAAAAAGGAAATAGAATAAATGTTATTTAGAAACTTAATATTATTTACATTTATTATATTAAGTTTACATTCAAAAGAAATAATAAATTTGGAAATAAAAAAATCAAACAAAATATATAATTTTGAAGAAAATATAAATATAATAGGAAAATGGAAAATAACAAGCGGCAAATATTATACTTATTTTTTAAATGGATCTGGCAATAGATGGGAATATAGAATTTAAAAAAGATGGATACATTTATGATATAGATAAAAAAGCATTAAATTTAAAATGGAAAGATATAGGAAATGGATTTATAAAAATTACTTATCCTATCAACAATAAAAGTAATTTTTCAATTATAAACAATACAATAAAAATAAAAAATAGAAAAAATGATAGTTGCTTTATCGTAGAAAGCGATAAACACGATATAGATTTTGAAATGTGTAAAACAAGTGGTAGTTTATGGATAAATCCAAAGCAACATATAAATATATATATAAGATAATATTATCTTCTTATTAAAGTACAAGCAGGAGTTACGTTTCTATTATATTTATAGATACGTTTTATACCATTTTCTTGTATAAGAGTAAAAGTTATATCTATATTACTAGATACTAAAGAAGCTTTAAAAGCTGGATCAAAGCAAAGCAATTTTTCAGCACTATTTTTAAATTTATTCATAGTAGGATTATTGCCATTTTGCCATACGTTGATATAAAACTCATTTTTATCATATCCGTAACTAAATCTATAATAAAAGCAACCAGAACAATGAGTTAAGTAATATTTTTTATTAATATACTGATATAAAAATTTTTTAACTTCTAATGGAGTAAGTTTTAAAAATTCAGATTTTAAATAGCTAAAATCTTCATCAAAATTTTTTGAAAATAAAAAAGTCAAAGATAGAAAAATAACAAGTATAAATTTCATATATAAACCTTAAATATAAAAATTATATTAAATTATATCAAAAAATATATTTATGATAATTAAAGAAAATTAGTTATTTATATGATTTAAATAAATTTGAATGAGATCCAATACGAACTAAATATAAAGTATTATTTTCTATTTTATATATCAAAACACAATCAGGCTTTAAATGACAATCAAAATAGCCTTTGAAACTACCAGTTAATGAGTGATTTTTATATTTTTTAGGTAATTCTATTTTATTTATAAGATACTCTATGGCTGTAGATAACAAATCAATATCAAAACCTTGCTTAACAAGCTTTTTATAATCCGCTTTAAACGAATTTTCGTAATAAATATCTAACAT